CAGGCAAATCCTGTGCTTTAGATAACAAAGGAACACCAAAATCTTTATTTTTGATACCGATATTCGTATCAACCATAAACCCTTTTGAAATAACGTCAGCAATTTTTTGAGTTTCGCCAATAGGTTTATCCTGACTCTTAACTAATCCGTGCTCTAAACCTTGATTTATAAAACCTCCGTATTCCATAAAAACGCGGCTAGGGCTATTGATTCCCAACGCACCTTTGAACGCGCTTTTAATACTATTTCCAATAGACAAAACTTTGGCTTTGACCTTAGCATAACCTGCGCTCAAACCATTTAGCAGTCCCGTCATAATTTGACTGCCAATTGTCATAAATTGGCTAACTAAACCAACTGCCGCACTATGTAATTGAGCAAAAAAACTAACACCTACAGCAACCGCTTGTCCTATTGACGTACCTATTAACACGACACCTTGGGCTAACACACCGACAATATGAACAACGGTAGAAATTGCCGATCCCAGTATAATACCAAAAGATTGCCCTGCGATTGCCGCACTGGCTAATTCAGTTTTGGTGGCATTTAACGGGCTAAACAACTGACCCAGCCAACCGAAAACAATCCCCAAGGACTGACCGATTGCGCTAAAAATAGGCTGTAAGGGTGCTAAAGCTTCCATCACAGGAGCTAACCCTATTTTTAAACCTTCCCACATGCCTCCAACAAAAGATTTTATCGGCTGCCAATATTGCCAAACAGCTACTGCTAATGCTGCAACGGCTACAATAACTAGACCGATAGGATTAGCTGTTAAAGCGGCGTTAAATGCCCATTGTGCAGCGGTCATTAACGCTGTACCCACCGCCAGGGCTTTTTGTTTAACGGCTAATGCGCTAGTAACAACTTGATGTCTAACCAATGCAATATTAGCTCGCATGTTTGAAATTCTGAAAAAATCAAACGTAGCACGACCAAAAACCAGCGCGTCACTTAATAAGGTTGCGCCAAATTTAGCCGCCAGTGACACGACTTTAAATGTGATGAGTGCGCCAACCGTGCCAATAATTGCATTGGTTAATTTAGGGTGTTTTTCTGCGAAGGCGACTACTTTTAGTAATATACCACCGATGGAATCAGCCCCTTTATTAACCGCAGGTAATAAAACACTGCCCACTGTAATAGCTAAATTTGTGGCTTTATTCCCTAATAATTGCAATGAATTAGCAGTAGTTTTACTCCTAACATCATATTCAGCCTGCATTGAGCCTGCGTATTTTGTCGCATTATCGACTTTTCCTAGTGCGCCTTTATATGTATCTAGTCCACCCACTAATTTCGCAATATCATCTGCATATTCAGCTCCAAAAAGATCAGATAAAAGCCCCATGACATCAGGTGCGGTTTTTACTTTTTCTAAAAAACCAACGAGCGCACCTTGGGCATCATCCTTGATTGCCTTTTTCATACCTTTCGCAGACAAACCTATCGACTTCAAACCATCTTGAAATTTTCCATTTTGCTTATCCGCTGTTGCCAATTTCAGCATTAACGCGTTCATGCCTGTTGCTGCAATCTCAGGCGGTGTTTTTAATGCAAGAAAAGTTGCTCCCAACGCCCCTACTTGCTTGCCCGTTAATCCAAACAGCTTACCCATAGAGCCTGTGCGGTTAGCAATATTCAGCATATCGCTTGCTCTGGCATCCATGTTGTTAGATAAATGATTGAAAGCATCGCCCAATAAAACAACATCTTTTTGACCTAATTTAAAGATAGAGCGCATTCCTGTCATTGCCGAACCTGCTTGCTCGCCTGACATATCAAACGCTACACCCATCTTTGCAGCATCAGCAGTAAACTTTAATAGTTCATTTTTAGCAATCCCTGCTTGACCTGCCGACGCCATAATATCGCCCAGACCTTGAGCCGCCATAGGTATCTCAGTTGACATTTTCAGGATTGATTGCCCCATCGCATCAAAATCAGCTGCGCCGTCAAAATTAACAACCTTACCGACACCTGCCATCACCGACTCAAACTCAATCGCTTTTTTAATCGGTAACGCCATCGCCATACCCAGTCCCAGCGTTCCTACGATTTCTCCTTGTAATTCAGAGCGACGATTACGATTACTATCTGAGATTTGACGACGCTGTAGCTGGCGATTAATTCGTGCCTCGGATTGCTCAAGACGGCGATTTTCATTAGCAATATCACCTATTTCTAGGCCGTAGCGATTAGCCGCAGCGGTAGCTTGCTGTAACTCTTGCTCAACGCGATTAATTTCATTCGCTAAATCACCGCTACCGCGTTCAGTTTGAGATTGCTGCTGATTTAGCTGCCTCAATTGATTTTGTAGCCGTACAACATCAGTCCCTGCTGTGCGAGCCAGCCGCGTCCTACCTAACCGTTGATTTAACTGCTCTGCTTGGCGTGAGGCATTAGCAAATGCGCGCCCCAAACTTGGATCAGTTGTCGCGCCAATAATAATACCTAGCGAAATATTGCTTGCCATAATTCTTTCCACTTAAATGGACATAAAAAAAGCCTGCTGGATCACTCCATCAGGCTTTTGGTTCAAACTCGTTAATCGCATCAAACCAGTGCATTAGCTCTTCAAACGAAAACTCTTTAATTTCCGTTAAACTCCAGCCTGTGCGTATTGAAACGTAGGCACAGACCTGCCTAGTTTGTTTTGCGCTTAATCTAAAAAACCTGAGTAAACCTCTTGAATCTGCACATAATCCGCCATATCCATAGCTTCGATTTGTTCAGTTGTTACCTCGCATAACGCTGCAAACAGAAAAATTTCTTTTTCAGATTCATTGCCTTTGCTTCGATTTGCCGCTAACTGATCGCGAACTTTTACGCGGCGCATAGACAGCTCTGTCAGCGAACCAACAGGATACTTCAGCTCAACGACAACAGGAGCTATTGAATTATTTTTATCCATTATTTTTTACCTTTACTTGTGGTTTTTTGACTACCAATTTAACCTTACCATCCATTAGTAAATACTGAGCTTGACGAGAACTCATCCTAAGGATTTCACTTTTTGCATACTGTTCAAATGCAATCAAAACCGTGTATTCATGCATATTACATTCCTAAATTTGCGCGAGTAGTTGCTAGTTGGTCAACACCATCAATAATGCGAACCATGTTCAGCACGTCTATTTCATAAATGACTGCGTTATCAATTGTCAGCCTGTAATAACGTAGTGCTACGGCAAACTTCAGCGTTGCCTTATCACCGGGCTTCCAGCTGCCTGAATCGACCTCTTTCACCATCCCCATCAAATTGATAGTTACAGCTACCTCAGCTCCGTTTTCTGATACCAGTGACCCTCTAATTGTCAGCGGTTTTAATTTACCAGGTGCAAGCCCGTAAAGGGTTAAAATCTCTTTATCAAAACAGGTCAACGTAAAATCCATTTCCAATTTTTCCATGCCCATCTCGACCTCGACAGCAGCATCCATGCCGCCGTTACGGAATTCTTCCGTTTTGGACGTCAGCTTGGGCAAGCTTATTTCTTCAATGTTTCCAGCCTGTCCGCGACCGTCAACAAAAAGATTCATATTTTTTAAAATATTATCTAACACTTTTATACCTCCTTATTTGAAAACATCTTTAATATAATCATTAACCAAATGTGAACGGAAAATAATATGCTCAGCAGGGGCTGGTGGGGTAAAATCAAAATCAAAAAAAAATTTCCCTTGCGAAACTTGATCCGGGGAATTTAAATCAGGGTCAGCCCAACATTTTCCGCCTAATATCGCCCCCACAGTAACTAGATGACGCAGATAGCCATTAACACTGTCAACCACGTCGTCCGCATAATTTTTGGTGATATTGCGATCAACCGCCCACATGTGTGCCTGCAATAACGACTCATGAATCATATCTGCTGTACGAACAACATTGATAAACGCCCATCTTGGATCGGCAGAACAGGTTCTATTGCCCCACAACCTATACGCGTCTTTTTGAATAATTGTCGCAACTTCATTTTCATTCAGGTGGTTTGCACGAGCGTTAGCATCTCCCAAATGAAAATCAATTTTTCTTGACGTACCTGTAATGCCGTAGACCTCGCGATTTGACGGCGACCACCAGAAACCGCGCTCATTATCAGATTTAGCAATGATACCTGCGACACGCGCAGAGGCCGGCTGATTCATTTCAGCGTTACTGACGGTATCCCAGACTTTAACCTGCGGATCAACGATATAAACCCGTTTTGATCCAAAATTTTCACGATAACTAATCGCCTCTGCGTCGGTTGTATTCGGGGCATCGGCAACAATCACCGCCTTTAATCTATCAGCAATGCCTAGCATTTCAGAAACAACGGCCTGTTGATGACTGAAGCCTGGAGCAATGAGAACACGGGGGATCACTTTTACTTGCGATTCAGCATCTAGCAATGACTGAACGCCCAGCCGCGCCCCACCTGTACTAACGCCGCCGATAATGTTGGAGAGTGTTGCAGCGGCATCTGCTTCTTCAGCTACGCGAATAACAACAACCATTGCGCCTGCCTGATCGAAAACAGCATCAATGGCATCTGGCAATGTCCCCTGCTTATCGCCTACGATGTCTAATTTTGCCCCTTCCACGCGACTGCCTGCAATAAGCGTTGGCGTATTCAGAGGAAAAGCTTCATCCAAACCACCTGATAATAGCGTAACCTTAACTGACGCAGAAACCACCGCTGTAGCCGACCCATCACTGCTTACCGATACTAATGCAGAGGCTTGATTATTTGCTTCGATAGCGGTAATAATTTCTGCAGGTGTTGTTGTAATATCACCCGCGGCATTGGTTGCCAAACTAATAACAATCACCAATTGTGATACAACGATAGATAGCTGTGCATTATTTGATTTGGGGTTCTTCTGATGAATGCTGATATTATTTCCAGCACGTCCATGCGTGTTTGCACTCCAGATTAGACCCTGGGTTAAAAGCGTCGCTGTTACTGCTGGAGCTGAGTTGGGTGCTGTTCCAACTAACCCGATAACACTGGATTTAACGGTTCGGATTGGACGCGAGCCATCGTCAATTTCGACAACCTCAACGCCGTGTAAAAACTGTTCTGGCATAATGGTCTCCCTATATAAAAATGAGTTTAGAATAAGCGGTTTTCCTGCGTATAAATAATAAATTGATTTAAAATGACAAGACTTGCGCCTCGCCTCGCCATTTTGAAATTTATTAACCTTTTAAGACATTTGCAACAGCATGACCACGCGTTGCGACGTCGTTAAAAACCACCTCAACGCCTTTATTATCAATAGGCAGGATGATTTCTTTGCTCACACGTTTATCAAACCACTCTTGCGATTTTATCACCGCATTAGCAAAGGAATTCACGCCGTGCAGTTTCTCAAAAATGGCCGTACGCTCCTGTTTATACGAGGAGTCTGCGCTATTTGATAGTGCTAGTGTATCCATTGCAATATTATCTATTGCGTACGATGCGGCATCTGATATAGTGCCGATGAACGATTTATCATCCCCAATTTCTAATATTTTATTTCTAATAATATTTTTTCTTGCAAGCTCGTACCCCTTTTCTACAGCGTCTATGCTGGATGAAATAGTTGTATTTTTTGCATAAAAAATATCTAAAATTATTGCGTCAGCAGTTAGATTAATTTCAACTAAATCGCTGCCGATAGTAAATTCTCTATTCAGCAACGAGTTTTTTTCCAGTTGGGTTAATTCAGGCTTTTTAATTGTCATAATAATACCAATTTAATTTTTTAAAATCATAATTCCGCTGACATCAAATAACTGAGTAGCGACTAAAGTTTCCGCATCGACAATAATGTTAAAATCGCTGGTCCCTTCGAGTTCGAACGTGGCATCTACTGTTGTCACGACACCATCGGTTGATGCTTGTGAGGTCATGGTAAGCGGATTGATAATATTATTACCCTCGCTAACTTTAGGTAGAAATTTATGATATAGCTCATTAAAACCAGTCAGCTCATAACTCATTTTCAATGTTTTCTGACCGATGGCCTGAAATTCTCTGCTAATAAATTTTAGCTTATCAGCAGGCCGAAACGCGACAATCTCACTAATCTGTGAGTTCACTACGGGCATCACGTCCTTATTACCGCTGAAAACCGATCTCACTTCGACATACGCTGGCAAATTAGATAGCTCATTGAGAATGCTGATTTCTTGCCAAACGTCACCCAAAAGAATCTCAATTTTAAAATTAGTTTCGCTTGACTCTTGAATTAATTTTTTGATAGATACTGATGCGATCCCACCAGGCACAGACAGGTTATTTAATTTTATGACATGAGACGAATTACTGCCAAAATCTGCAAAAACAAAAGAATAGGCTAAATCTTTTGCTAAATCAGATGTCCAAAATTTGCCGTCTTGCGTGTAAAAAACTCCGCCACTAGAATCCTGATTAAGAGAATAAAA